ATAATCAACTTGAGATGGATGTTTTTGGCCTCCTATTACTGGAGCATTCTCATATGCCTTAGTCAAGTTCTCGTGCTCAAGACCAGATTCTTTATATTCGTCCCTTGTCATCTGCCAGGGCTCTTTTTTGCCTTCGACTGCCGGCGGCTCCCCGGCCTTTTCCTCTGGTACCAATCCTTCTGTCTCAACTGGGGTCGGCGTTTCGGCTGATACTTCTCCAGGAGCCCGACCCTGTTCCCCGGCTTCCAACGCGGAGGGTCCGCCGACAATTCGTTCTTTATCTATTTCACCAGGAACCATGGCGGCTTGTTCGACCGGAGCAATTCCCTCATCAGCCGGAAGGTTTTCTCCTTGCCCATCCTGAGACACATCACCCACCTGAGCCTCTGGAGGTGTAATGTCCGCTGGCGTTTCTGTTTTCGCAACTTCATTTTTGGATTCCTCTATGAGTCTTCGAGACCACTCGCGATGAAGATCTTCCCGGAGTTTCGCCGCGGCCTCGCTCTGCTCCATTCTTGCCTGGGCCGTCCCTTGGTCAACATAACCTTCTCCCGGAGCGAGAACCTGGACGCCCTGGGCTTCCAAGGAAACCGTTCCTGCTTTATCATAAGCCGCCTTGAGGGCGCCGGTGATCGGCCCGACTACTTCAGGGGGAGGCATCGGACCGCCGCCTCCAGGGACAACAGCCGGCATGGTCCCATCACCCGGAGGGCCTTCAATCATTTTTTGGTCTTCTCCGATCTGTCCGGGAACGTCCGGCTTAACATAGGTTTTTGGCATAAGGTCTTCTCGATAAAAAGTATCGGAATCGAAAATGACCGGATGTCCAGCCTTATACAAACCCCAGGCCCTCTGCTTGAAAGCTTCCGCAAATTGGGGATCAACCTTCCTGGCTTCCTCATAAACTTCATTTACGGCCTTGCCCATCTTCTCAGGGCTGGACGACGGGTCAGAGAAGGTGTTCCGGATGTCGGCACGTTTGGCATTGCTGTAATTGATTCCACCGGCGCTGAAAAGAAGGCCCAGGGTCATCGCCATCGGGATTGTTTTGGCGGCCTCTTCAAGGGCGCTCTTGTCGGTAAGGCCATACTGCTGCTCTGCATATGTCATGGCCCCTGACTGGGCTCCAAATGCCAGCGCCTCAGTTCCCATCGCCTTAAGCGTGTTTTTCGCAATTTGCGAAATAGGCATGTCGGCCGTTACTGCTTTCAGAATTCCATCCTGGGCTCCCTTGCTGAGTCCTCCGAAAAGTTTTGCAGGGATCATCTTTGCAACATGCATACCGCCGGCCATGATAATGCCGGTTATATTGGCGACCTCTTTTGCGTCTTCGTCGCTGAGGCCCTTTTCTTTCGCATTCCGGTATTCGTCTTCTGCAGTGCTTCCATAAAAAGGAAGAACGCTCGCGATACTTCCGGCAGCTCCGGCTACCCCGGCCCCTACCCCGGCGGCTCCGGCGGCTCCGGAGACAAGAAACCCGGTTGCCATGGATGCACCTATGACGGGAAGCATCCCGGCGGCGGCCGGCAAAAATGATCTTGGCGAATAAAAAGGGGCCTCCTCAAATTCCTTCGAAGGGGCAAGACTCGGAAACCGTTTGGCATTTTCCTTACCCATTTCCTCCAGGCTCTGTCCGGCTGAATGGACAAGTCCTTCGTCTCCGCCCATCCACTGCATTGCCTTTCCTGCCATCTGGGGAATGTCCTGAGTGACAGACCTTCCAACGGCCCGGCCCATTTCTTCGAGGATTCCAGGAGAACTGTTCCTTGATTCATCAAGAGAAGACCTTCTGGACAGATCTTCATCGACAATCGATTTGATGTTGACCTTTTCTTTCCAGTCTTCAAAGGACTTGTAGGCAGGGTCCTTGTCGAATCCGTTCTGGGTATAAACGTCCTGGGCAACGTCATCCAAGGGGGCATCGCCATATTTGTCGGAATTATCTTGTGCGTATCGCGTGATGTCGAATTGCATTAAGGAAGTCCCTTTTTAGATCATCTATTTGAAAAGTAGTTCTCGACCCCTGCCTTTTTCTTTTTATTGATGTCGCCATATTTTTCTCCAGGAATATTTTGCGGTTGCTGCTGGACAGGCTGTTGCGGTGGTGGCTGGCCCATCGTTTCAAGAGAAGGGGACCGGGGTGCAAGCGGAACCAGATTGGGAGACGAGATATTCATGTTGACCGGAGGCGTCGGCCCTGAACCTGGACCCCCAAAGACTGGCGCTGGCGGAGGCGGAACCATGTTCACAGGCGCGAATCCAGTCTGGTACGACGCGGGCTTCGGTTGTATCGGAGCGGGGGGCTGGATCATGTCCGGAGCTATCTTGTTCCCCATGGTCTGGAGGGTCCTTCCTGCCCAGTCCGCGGTCTCGCTCGGAGTTATATTGATGACGCCCTTTATCCAAGGACGCTCATCAGACGGAAGTGGCGTAGGAGTTCTTGAGAACCCACCGAAATTTTCATGAGCGGCCTGGACGATGTTACTAAGGTTGTCGGAGAAATTTCCACCCTTGGCGGTAGCGGCCTGGGCCTGGGCCATCATGCCCTTGACGGTTTCATCGTCAATGCCCATTTGCTTGAGTCTTGCCGAATGGGCATTCATGTCCTGCTGCATGGCTGTCTCGTGGGCCTGTTTCTGGAAATCGGTCTGTCTGGTTTCCTGGCCGGATGCCGCGGTACTGGCCAGGGCATTCATACCCTGCTGTTGAATGCCCTGGACATTGCTCTGCCGGTTGATGTCTGCAGAACCCATCTGGCTTTCCTTGCCGATATCGGCAACTCCAATGTCTTTTGCAAAGCCTCGATCAACAGAACCACCTGGAGCATACTGGAGATTCGCAAGGTCTACCTTGTTCTGCCTCTCTTCTCTTCCGGACGTAAGCATGTCGCCGCGCTTCCGATCCTCAAGGGCTAAGGCTGCTTCCTGGGCGCGAGAGGCATTGCTTGTCGTTCCTCCCCAGTAATTATTTATACCAAGGGCAGCGTGTTTTTCTCTTTCGCGCTGCTGGCTGTCCTGGGCCATTTTAACGACCGTTCCAATTAGATCTTCCAGTGATGGCATTTTATACCTCCTTGTAAAACGTTATCGGCAAGATCACGAATTCGAGAGACACCTCACTCTTTTTAGGATGGTCGCCATCTCGCTGGTCTTTCCATGTGAAAGATCTTGTCGCCTTTGAAGCCGTTGTCCATCTCTTGAGAACGGCGACTCTGTCTTTGACTTTGTATAATTTAAAGTCAGAGGCATAGGCTATAAACTCAATCCCGTTCACTTTTATCCAATATTCATCACCAACGCCACCATCCGGGCGATCAGCCTCAAGTGTCACCTCGGTAATTACGCCACTTGTCAAGTTCTGCGTTTCCACCCAGTTCCCTGCATAGAGGAACGGGGAAGATTCCTGAAACCACCATACATGCGGGGGGCACGAAACTGGCTTGCACAAGATACCAACAAATTCGCCCGGGACTGGAAATGTATCGGTCTTCTTGATCCAAAGCTTTGTCCATGACTTTGGCGCAATGTCCTGCGTGTAGTCTTCCTGAGTAATCCTGCAGGGTGCCATAAGTTCAAACTGATCCCATACGTCGTCCCTGACAAGGTACGCATCCTCGATGAGATGCTTTCCAAAACATTTGTTTTCGCCGGCGGCTTCCGTCGGAGGAAAAAGTTTCGTATCCTGGATAATATTTGGTTCTTCTCCATCAAGACCAAAATCCTCAGCTTCAAGTTTTGTTTCTTGAAGCAAGGAGATAACTTCCATGACTCCGAGTTGCCCCATTGGGAACATGATCCCGCCGACATAGTTGTCCTTGCTGTATCCACCTGGTATCTGGCTGTCATAGTCAAACGCTGTCCCTTCCTGTCCGAGTTCAAATGCCAAAACCTGAATAAAGTACGCTCCCTCGTTCGCCCATACTGGTTGTATTTCCCATACCACGCTTCCGCCATAACTGGCAAGGGTATCTAACGTCAAAGCCTTCATGGGTTTCATTCCCATGAGTTTTTCCGAAAGGAACTTTAAGTTCTCACTTACATATACCTCAGAATCGGTGTGCGGATCAATGTGATGAACAAGATTTACGTGATTGAAAAGATACCACAAATCGTATCCAATAGGCGCCGAAATGTGAATTGGATGTTCCCCTGTTCGAGAAAAGTCACCGGGTTCCAAGGTATGCACCTTGGACAGAACGGCGTCCTCAAGCAGGCTTACCATCTTTCCATATAGCTGTCCGGTCCCCTGGATTCCCTTTAGGGAATTTATTATTCCTTCAACGGTTGAAGCCATCAGCCCTTCTTTATGGTATGCGTCAAGGTGCTTGCGATATTCGCAGTGGCGATGATGGTTGCCGCGGCGATTGCGCCATTCCTGTTCGTAACGGCATCGAATACATGAGCATCCTGAATCTTATTCGTGTTAGTATCAAGAACATTTTGGGTGCTGTTGGTTTTGTCCAATACGGTATCTTCGAGGGCCGTGGATACGTCTTTCTCTTTTATCGAGAAAAGAGATCTTTCGGCCTGGTTCGATATGGACTGGAGGTGACCTTCTTGGCGTTCATCCATAATAGTGAGCTTGGCTGAATTAAGGGCTGATTCGTCATATTGGGCAGCCAGGACACCCTGGAGTTCTTCGTTTGCCAGGTCTGTTTCCAGGCCTGCAATTATTACCTTGGCCCCATATGTTTCAAGGTCCGCTTGCTCAACGGCAGTTCTCGCTATCGCAACGTCAAGTTCTGACTTCGCAAGCCCAGCCTTGACGATATTATTTTCAGTCTGAGCGATCTCAAGGTTCGATCTCGAAACCTTCATGTCTATGTCGATAAGTTCAAGGCCAGCCTCGATAATGTTGATTTGAATTTTTGCTACCTCATTTGCAACCTGTAGTATCTGGAGATCCATCTTCGCTTCGTCCATTGTCTTAGATACGAGCTGAAGATTTTTCTCAGAAAGATCATGTTCCTTTTCTGCGATGTCAACGTCAATAAGAGCAAGCTGGGAGACTTCGACTTGGATGTATGCTTGCAGCTCAGCAATCCTTGCGGTGACTTTTTTTATTTCGCCCTGGACTTTCGCTCTCAAGGTTTCAAGAGCTGCCCGATCAGTTGAAAGAGCTGCTATTTTTGCGTCCCATTCGTCCGCGTCAGCGTTTATTTTCTGGAGCTGGGTAACCAGCTTATTGTCGTGAACAAGCTGTTCGATATTTATCGTAACAAACCTTTTGGCGACGATATCATTTACAACCTTGATTTCCTCATTGGTAAGCCCGGCCATCTTTGTATTGTAGTCATTAAGCGCATTCGCAAGCTCGATGCCTGACAATTCCAATAGATACGAATTCGAGTTTCTGAAATTATTGGAATATAGTCCAAATATTACCTGCCTCTCAACTCGCTGGAGTTCATTGTAAAATCCAGAGCAGGAGAACGGGTCCCATATGATTGATTCCCTGACTTGCGAATTGTCATAGGCAGTCATATCTTTTATCCTATAAGGTGTGTGAGTTTTGCGGTCAGCTCAGAAATGGAGCTTATCTCAGCGGTCCTGATGGCCTTGTCATATCCAATAACAGCCACCGTCTCCATGGTCTCAACCATCTTGTTCGTTTTGACATTGGAGCTTTTTACTTCCTGCGACAGATGCTTGTCAGCCATGAGCGTCTTCAGGTTGACCCAGTTGGACTGGGTTCCAAGATTTTGGTTCATGATGGCAGTGTGGCTTGCAGCTTCGGCCAGCGTTATCGCTGGGATCTGGGCTACCTCTTTCATTCTTAACACGAGTTCGTACCCTCGCTGAGCGTTTGCAAGCGCTATCTTAGCGGCCGTTATTTGGATTCTGACTTCCTCTGTCTCAAGCTGGGACTGAAGGATGAGTATTTGCTTCTCCGCCTTGTCAACGGCGATTCCGGCATCTTTTACTTTCTCAGCCATGATCTTGACTTCGTACTCGATTTCCTCTCGTATTGCGACAGTGAGTTCTTCTGTTTTGGCGATAAGCGCCTGCATGGCCGGAAATAAGTCGCCCTGCTTTTTCTCTGCAACCTCCATCTGGGCAGCGATAAGAAGGGTCATGTATCCGATCTTGTCGGTTTCAGCGGCCACCACAAGCTTTTCTTTTTCGATCACATTGTATTGTTCGGCAACGATCTTGTTTTCAATGTCTATGATCTGTTGAAGTATCGGAATGACCAGCAACTTCTTTTGAGCGGTAAGAATCTTCTGCTGGGCCAACTGGACTTCGTAGTCAGCAGCACCGTATTCGACAGCGGCAATCTGAGCCCTGAGTGCTTCAGCCTGCAACTCTATGTCGGCCTTGGCGCTTATAAGGACTGCCCCTCTCTTTGACACCTCAATGGCAAGCTGGTCCATGGCCTGGTCCTGGGTATCCCATCCCTTTTTTATCCAAGCAAGCTCCTGGTCCCATGCAGCAAGGAGTCCCTGCTTATCGAGTTCCCATTGCATGCTGGCGACCTTAAAAGAAATATCGTAATCAATTCCGGCTTGTTTGACGTCTCTGTCAATTGCCTCTGAAAGAATTTTATAACTGACATCCGATAGCTTCTGCTTTACGCCTACCTCAAGCGATGTCTCCATTTCGTACAGGAATCCAGGAGCCCGCCTATGGCCCATTCCGGAAACTGTCGAAAGAAGTTTATTTCTCTCCGAAATGAAGTCGCGAATGATGGGCTGTTTTTGTCTTATCCAACTGGACTGATCAATTGACATCTCGATATCCTTCCTACTATGAAATTGATTATGCGGGCTGTCATTTTACGAGCACCACTGGATACAGTCTGATATAGTCAAGGCTATCAAAATCAACGATACTTGTCTTCCATTTTCTACTTTTAAGCGCACCGGAAAGATTTGCCTTTCCTACTGAGTCTATGGAATATGCCTTGCTAATTCCCTTCTCTGTCTCCATTACAAGGACTGGCTTGGCCCCAGATATCCCCATGTATGCCTTTTTGAAACGTTTCTGGTTGGGAATATTGAAACAGGTATCTGATAGCTTAGCCCCGGTATGGAATTTAACGCCATCGTCAGTATCTCCAGAAAGTTCATAAATACCAGAACTGTTGGCTCCGAACGCCCGGTTCTGGAATATGCAATACGAATTGAAATCAAATCCAGAATAAATGGATGGAAGGAATTTTGGAGTATTCAGAACATAGCATTCCCAAACTTCGCCGCCGAGATCGATCGCTACGTCAAGCCTGATTGTGTCATAGACAAGATCGTATAAATGTCCCTGGCTCGTAACTGATTCTGTAAGAGACAAAGAGTCCTGAAGCACCGGCAGCGACGATATTAACTTCCCAACTGCCGTATCGGCCGCTGATAGATTTTCCGATATAGCCGAGATAAATATGTTCACAACGGATAGAGTATCGACAATTCCGAGAGCGTCGGATACCGACTTAACGTAGCCGGCGGTTGCCATGTCAGACATGTCCAAGTCGTCTACCACGGAATGACGAAGCCTTCCTATGGCCGTAACGAGATCATCGAACCCGAGTACTTCGAGAATAGCTATACACACGTTTGCAGTTACAGAATCACTGGCACCTATTGAATCTGAAAGAGATAGGCCGAGCTTAACCAGGCTTGAATCGTCAAGGTCAAGGGTTTCAAACACGGACCTCGTTCCTCTATTGTTGACAACCTGGGAATCTACGAAAGATAGGTATTCGTTCAGCATGATGCAAAGCGCTGTAGTCGGAAGGTCTGTCATGCCGAGGGATTCTTGGATTGTTATGGCGATATCCATTATCGACTTGTCAGTAAACCTGGCTGTATCTGAGATGGTAGGGGTAAGGACCAGGTTCCGGTCGGAAATATCCGACGCCCCAAACCCGTCGGTGATATACACGTCCTGACCATAGGTGTCGTCGGCCATACCAATGGTGTCCGAAACGTCAATATAATATGTCTGAGGCCCAACATACTCATAATATTGAGCTGGAGTAAAATCAGAAATCCACCTTGCTATTCCAAGCGTAAACTCAACCTGGTCCAAGAATCCCCATACTGAGTTTCCGGTACAGAACTTATAATTACTGGTTTGGGTTATCGTTTTCTCCGATGAGCATGTCGCAACGAGCACTCCATCCAGGAAGATTCGCGTCACCCCGCTCCTCCTCGTTACGGCTAGGTGATGCCATGCGTTTATGGATATCCCGCCAGGAATCGTGTATGAAACGCTCAGCACTGAGTTTACATAATGCCTCAAATATGCCGTTGTTCCATTGTCGTCAATTTCAACCCCGATCTGAACGCTTGCTGATGGGGATGCGCTTTGAAGTTCGGCTACTGTAAAATATGCGTTAGAGAAGATTCCTATGAGATAAAGCCAACCCGACATTCCATAGTCCTGATTGTAGATATCGAAGTCGGATGAGGTACTTGTAGTGTATAGGTATCCGAAGTCATTTCCTTCAGTATTTGACGCTTTTGCCGAAGCAGATCCATACTTGCTGCCGGCCGTCGAATTGTGGATATTTCCGGAAACGGTCAGCGCCTTTGGAGAACTGCAACTGTCTACGAATGTCTGTGCTCCATCAGTTCCCTCGCATTCTAACAATATCTTTGTGTATGCATCGATAGTCATTGTTGCGCCTTTTTCTATCCTTCTCGTATTTCGCTATAATACCTCGAATAAATACCAAGCATATCCAGTGGTTTTCCGTAATCTACTTGATATATTGGATGCAACATTACGTCAAGCAATCTCGTTTGGTCAATGAGCCTTTTTATCGCCAACTCAAACTTTTCAGACCTGGCTGTCGTAGGAGCCGCCGTTGCAGATCCTCTTGATGCACACTGGGCATGCGTGTTTCTTTCGTATCCTCGGTAGGTGTGATGCTGGAAAGAGAACCTGTCATTGCAAAATGCGTTATTGTATCTTGATACGTTGTGCTCGGGTCCGCATAGTTCCCACACCTTGCTGTCGGGATCGTCCGAACTTTCTGTCCCATAATTTTGGCTGTTCGACAGGAAGGCATCTCCGAAAAAAAATCTTTCGGAATATCCATAGCCATCAAGATACGAATAACTGCTCTCCATAATAGAAAGATTGTCGAAGTTTCCAGAAAGCGTTTCTGTTTGTCCATACACAACGGTTCCAAGCCCTGGATCGCCATGAGCAGTCTTCGTTAAGTCTCTGTAACGCAACTGCTCATAGATCGTGTCTCCTCCAAAAGGACTTTTATATGCGAACCTAAGAGTATACCTATAGAAATCGTCGTTGTTTGATTCACAGAGTATTTCAGTACCCCTGGACTCTAATCCTGAAAATCCAATGGCCTCTTCTGTGTATGTTCCATCAACCGCATTATATCTATGGACTGTCGCACTTTCCGCGACGTACATAGATATCCACCCCTGGGGGTAGGTGTTTGCGCTGGTGTAGTACCATCTGGTACTGTACTGCCAGTCTACGGTGGCAAGGACATCGTATTCATAAAGATAATAAAGAGGAAGGTACGACGATATGACAACTCCGGCATGCGGATCATCAACCATGCCCTGAGAGAACATTGCCGTTTCTGTTGTCAATACGGATGACCCAAACCCAACGTCTACGTACTCAACCGACTTGACCCTGGACCATTGCGAAGGATCTGAGGCGTTCCATACGAAGTCGCCTTTGATTACCTTTCTTGAAACAAGGTTTGTCTCTGAAAAGGTGCAAGTGTCGTCGGTTACTGAAGCTGGTTTTAGGGCAAACTTTTCCAGCCTACTTCCTATATCCAGGCCGATTATTTCAGTTCCGACGGCTACCGGCCAATCCGTTTTTTCTATTTTTCTGGTGATTCCGGTGTTCGGATCTACGAATGAAAACAATGTCGAATAATCATTCGCTCCGAGATCCCAAATAAAGAAACGCTTAACGTCTCTCGACGTCCCCATGCCAAAGTCCCAGAATCCATCATAGGAATCAACGTAAAGTATTCCTGAAGAACAGTGCCTCGGCCCATCATAATGGCCAACTATATAATGAGTGGTCTTCGGAGACCCAGAGTCTCCGTTGCTCAGAGTTATGACTTCATCACTACCCGGAGCAGAACCAGCGATTCCGATCGCCCTTAACACAACGATGGAATCTCCTATCGCAAATCCGGACGCAGCTCCTTCTATGGCTCCATTGGCCCTCTTCTTCGAAGTGTCGTCGCAATGGTAGAAAATAGGAATCTTTAAAAGTTCGCCACATATACCAGAAACGTCGGCCGTGTCGTCTTCGGGATAGATTGAAACGATGGTGCCCTGGAGATAGTCATACGAAACCAGGGCACCAGCATTTTTATAATTCAAGGTCGCCATCGAGATCCTTAAGACGTTGTCAACGTTAAGGCATACGTGATTGAGAGAACATCTGCGATCTCGGTTGCCCGGGCAGTTCCGAACTTTTTGGCGCACATGAGAGGACCCGTGGTATCTGTCTTAGCCTGGCCCATGGACAAGAACGCCCCGTATACTGTAATGGCTGCGGCCATGGTAAAGTCACCCTTGGAGGCCGCGTTCGTACATCCGGCCGTCGAGGTCGATACTATTGTGTAAACCGGTTTATTTGTCGCCGGCGTGTAGTCGGCGTCCTGACATTCCTGGTATGTCCCCGCGGCTCCAAGCTTCGTGGCAGCGGTATCACCTACAGCGGGCACGACGTTCCCCTTGAAGATGCCGACGTACATGACGGGAGAGGCTGCCTTGGCTGTTGAGCCAAACATAACGTTGAGAATTTTGGCCATTCCCTCTGTGGTGAACGTGTTCTTTCCGATCTGGGAATGAATCAGTTCTCCCTTCCGATAATGGTCACAGGTTACGAGATTATAAAAAGCGAGCTTTCCTTCCAGGATTTCCTTTGAGTTATCCAGGATCGGAACATAAAGCGAAGGTACTCTGTGGATGAGGTTCATCTTCTTATTCCTTTGTTTTTTTAAATAGTTACAAGTTTGCCATTTCTAAAAACTTCGCAAGTTGCATCATCTGAGAATCCGACTCCGGACCCAGAATCGCCCTTTTTGAAGCTGGTTAAAAACTGAAATACCCCATTATTATTGCGATATAGAGAGGCCCCTTTGTCAGGAACCCCGAACATAATTTTGTTCTTGGTAAGGTTGTAGAGTTTTCCGGCTGCGTTTCCGATGACTATCCCCTCTTCGGTAACCCAGACAGGAACATCGACATATCCTTTCTCGGGCGTCCCAAGGATATCTCCCAGCTCGGGTACGTTATTGCAATATGCGAGAGTGCCCGGGATGCTTCCGGCTCCGGCGTCGGTCTCCCTCATCTGGTCAGGTTCGGTTCCAGACAGGAAGATCGTCTTGTATCCCTTCATCCCGATAAACAATCCAGTAGGGACTTTTGCGATAATGGATATTTCTGCAGGATACGAAAACTTATGAGTTGTGAGACTGAACAGATTTTTCCTGTTATACGGAAGACTATAAAAAAGGTCGGGGCCGCTTGATCCCCATATCCGGCCAAAGGCATAACAGAGGTTTTCAAGGAAGGGCGGAGGCCCGAACAAGATGGACGGGCAGGGCTCGACTGATTGAGAAGCGACTATGGAATTTACAGCGCCGACCCTGTAGAAGATGTCAGCGTTTGCGTCAGTGCACCAGACGACTGAACCTGAAGGCCTGTTTATGATCTGGATTCCACCTTCCGATAAAAGTTCAATCTTTGAGATGGGGCCGGCGCCGGAGATTTCGTCATCAACGAATGCAGTCATTGTGACGCTATATACCCCTGGAGGAAGGCTTCCGACGCCGGCGATCAGTACCGGACCTGGCGGGGGGAGCAATCCCCAGTCCGATACTGTGTTCGTTACAGGGTTGAAAGACCCCTGGCAATATCTGTTTGAAAAATAAACCCTGCCATCTATTTCAAGGAAATATACCGGGAAGTCTCGGTCGTTTATGGCTGCGATCTTCAACGCATTCCCTTGATGGATTCGGTAAAGACTTCCTGCCGCAACGCACATCATGCAGGATATGTCGGCCCAGAGGCTATGGGCTCCAGGGAGGCTTACTACCTTCTTCGTTCCGCTTCTCGCAACAAGAGACTGAGTGGTATCGACATCGGCATTCAGGATTATTCTCGGTTCAGCAATGCCCTTGGATGAATAGAAATTCTCATCTCGCTTTACATTGTTCATTCCAGAGAAACCATTTATAGATATGTCACCAGACATGCGCCTCCTTTGAGCTTACGTTGTGGCCGCACTCTTGCAGCTATAATATCTAAACTGGTTACCTCGTGAGCCTGAACGGAGCACCGTATGATGGTATCGTGGCGTCAAGCTCCATAAGAGCCTTCTGGAACCTGTCGTCATATTTTTTGGTATTGAAATTGCCGCCATCTATTCCATCTTCCTTTATGGTATAGATTTCCCGGCAAGCATAATTCACGAGCAACGATTCATGAAATTCAACCGGGATGCCATCTGGAACATCTTCGGTGTCAACCATTTCCACTGGGTATCGATAGAAGTGCAACGTTAAGTCGTCAAACAGCGTTGGAATCCCCTGATAATAAAGTGTCTTCCCTTGAACCGCCAGGCCGTTTACTGAACCAACATAGTTCAGCCGTGGCCACACCTGGGTAAATTCCTGGAAGGAATCATAAATCGGAAGTTCCTGGCCGGCTCCGTTGGATGCAAAAACAAGACTCCTCTGGTATGTCGCCGGCATTTGAACATTGTTCGTTGCGTTTGTGGTAACCGTTGTTATGGTAAAAAGGTCTGGCAGGGGGACGGTAAGGACTG